GTTTAAGTCTATATCACTTTCAACTTCGTTACCCCATATATCCCAACCTGGAGTCTTTTCTCTGGCGAATAATTCTATTCGTGGTAGGTCTCCGACTAAGGTAACAATTCTGTCCTTAATGCACTCAGGTTTTTTACTGTGTCTTTCTTTCGGAATACCTATGTATTGGTCTGCTTTGCAACTATTCTGAACAAGATACTTTCCCTTTGTTCCTATGTAACAAAACTCACACGATTTTCTTGTATATTTACTAAGAGTTGCATTTACGCCATTAGTTGTTTTTGCTACCTTGTTCCATACAAATCCTACTGTTATATACCTAAAACCCCACAAATTCATAACTGTTTGTATTTTATCTACAAAATTATCTGTTACCCATAAAAATAGTATTGAATCTTCGTGAGAAATATCTTTTATTGGCAAAGAACAAATATCATTGATAGACATTGTTTTGTATGGGACATCATAAGTGTTTATCCCTGCCTTAGTTTCTTTTATGTATTTCAGATTCCAAGGGGGGTCTGCATATATTATCTGATATTTCATCTCAACTCCTTTGTAGGTTTATCTTCTTTCTGATTTCAGCTTTGGCTTGGTTGTAGCCATCTGTATGGTGCATAACATCTCTACTTCTATTTGAAGCATTTTTCTCTTCACCAACCATCTCTAACATCTTCTCTTTCTCTAACTTATCTAAGGCTATGAGGGCTTGGTCTAACTTATCTGGGTCTGTCAACAGTGGTTTCTTTAATTCGTTATCTTTGTGCCACAACACTATATCTTCTAACACCTCTCGTTTATTCATACATAGCCTCCCATTCTTCACATTCCCTACAAGAGCATTGTTTCTTTCCAACATCATCTTTATAGGTTATAATTTTATTATTGTGGTCTAAGTAATGATTATCTTTGTTATGTCCGCATATTTTACATTTCTTCGGCTTATCCATCACTCCTCCAATTCTTTTTCGTATCTTTCGATCTGCTGTTCTAAATAGAGTTGCATAGCGAATAAATCGACCCTGTTCCTTGAAGTTAATAGTAGTTGTTCCTCGGTTATGCCTCGTTTATCTAATGCCCACTGTTTAAATTTGGCTGACCTGCCTGTGTTGTGCGCTACGAAGAAGTGCTGACCGCCTGTAATACAAACTCCGCAATCTAAGTTCCACCGTAAAGAATGCGTGCTTTTGCCAATAATATGGTGTGCGTGTAAACAAGAGCCTTCTATGTGCTTATATTCAGATTGCATACCGGCTCTCAATTTGACTGCTTTAGCCCATAATTTATCAAGCTCTTTAATTGTAGGTCGAAAATCTTTACGGATTTTAGGCTTTTTCATTCTTCTCCAAATCTGCTATTATCTTCTTTAAGATTTCTTTAATATGAACAGGCTTCATCTTTTGTTCTCCCTCATTTCGTCTTTTTCTTTTAGCGTAAATTCCCTAAACTTATTATACTCTGGCATAAACTTGACTTGTATTTTTCCGACTTCGCCATGCCGTTGTTTTTCAACATAGATTGTATATTCATTTGCATCACTATCCCAGCTAAGCAGTATAACCGAATCTGAAAATTCCTCTAACACGCCACTCCACTTCAGGTGATGTATATGAGGCCTTGATTTATCCTCTGATGCACTGCCTCTATTTAACTGTGATATATTTATTACCCCAAAATTCATATCTTTTGCAAGCTCACCTATTCTAATTAGATAATCTTCTATGGCGGCTTTCTTATCCATTCCATCTGCTTTCACCATTTGGATATAATCCACTATTACAAAATCAGGTTTTATGAGATCACACACTCTTAATAAATCGTCAAAGGTTCTTCCGTATTTATTAGTTAAGAGTACATTCTTTTCTATAGCCCAAGATCTAAATAACTTTTTCTTCTCATTATATTCAGATAGAGCATGCCCCTGCCGGAGTTTAATGTTATCTATCTCGCATATATGAGTAATCATTCTTTCGCACATCTGTTCCTCTGTCATTTCAATGGTAAAATCTATGATTGTTAGGTCGTTGCTAGCCATTTGGCATAACAAGTGAGTAACAAGTGCTGATTTTCCATGTGAGGTTCTGGCCCCAATAGTCAAAACTTCCTGCTTATGCAGTCCCCACAAGATCTCGTCTAAGTCTCCTAAACCAATCTTGTACTTCGGTTCCGTTCCGCGCTGTATTATATTCTTGTCCAATTCGTCGAATATTTGCCAAAGCGGCCTTAGCTTTAACTGCTCTGGCGCAATATCTTTCGTATACTTCATTAGGTGCTTTCTCCCTTCTAAGCTGAAATAGTGCTTGATTTGTAGCTGTTATGAGTTCAGTATAGATCTCTATGGCAAGCGCTAGCTCTAGTTCAAAGTCTCTTATCCTCTTACGAGCCGCTTTCATTCTGTCTAATATGGTCTGAATTTCCTTTATTGATTTACCTTTAAAGGTCATTTTCTGTACTCCGGCTTGACATATGGTTTGTCGCTCCTAAGTGTAGGTTGCTTTTTTACTTCTAAAGGAGCATCTATTTTATTTAGCCAGTTTGTTACAAATTTACGAGTTTTTTGCCTACCTGGGTTGTTAGTTATCCACACATCCATCTTGGATAGTTCGCGATCTATATCTATGCCTTTATAGGCAGGGCTAGATTTTAGGCTTTTAATAAATTCAATATCAGATAGTCGTGCCGTTTTAGGCTGGTCATTTCCGCTTACCTTATCTTTACTTAACTTAACTTCTATTATATTAGGCAGGACATCTCCACGAGGGCTCGACGAGTGCTCTGCGAGGTGTTGATTATCTGGTAGTTTTGATGCTGTAGGCCTATCTATCCTCTGATGTTTCAAGAAGTTAGGTAAATAGTAGTATTGTTGATTATTAACTTTATACCACTCAACCTTTATAGATACCTCTTTTTTAAGCATATCTATATTTATTTTGTCATCATACGGAAATATCTGCGCTTTTAAGAGCTTACTGTGGCCTTTTCCTTTACCTTCATCATCAGCAAAGTTCCATAGCCCTATATAAAATAGCCTAGCGGGGAATGATAGCGTTGCTATTTCTTCATCACTCCAAAATTCAGGATCAATCATTCGTTTTCTTGCCATCATTTTCTCCTATAATAAATCGCCCATATCTGCTTGTCGCTCATCAGCCAAATCCTGCGGCCTATGTTAAGTTTTTTTGCTACTATCTTACGCGCGGCAGTTAGGTTCATTTCATACCCCACAGCACCGACAAGGTGATCATTCCTGCGCTTGCCCAATACAGTGCCTTTGGATAATTATGTTCAGCTAAACATACCACGCCGATAATTACATAAACCACCAAAAGGCATTTCATTAATATAGTGCTAATCATTTTGTGCCTCCTGAATAAAAGTTGCCCAGGGAAAAGAGATTACCTTTTTGTGTCTGCGAGGACAACCCCGGGCATAAAAATAGCCCGACTTCTCGTCGAGCTTGGTTAGTTTTATTTAGTTTCTCTTTCATTTTTATATCCTCGCATTTGATTGTTAACTGATTATATCAAATTTCCTTGATCTTGTCAAGCTTTATTTAATAAAATATTTGCAGAAAGTTTTGCCATTCTGTTTTACTCTATAACTCTCTACTGTGTAACCTGCCTGCCGGATATCATATATCCTGGACGCGAGCCTAAAACATCCAAACATCTTTAGCGCCTGCAGGCCTGTCAGTCCCTTACCCGATCCTAGGTACTTTATTATCCTTGCTACTTGTGATAAATTGCTCATAGTGCCTCCTTTTTTATTGTTCAACCTCATTCGGTTCGCACAGATATAGGTCAAGTGTTTGGCTTGCCCATTCCCTGCATTCAGAGTTCAGTTCCTCAAATTCAGAGGTAGTGAGTGAGGCTGTTGATCGCCCTACCTTAATAATCTTATCACCCACTTTTAGCTCATAAGAGATAAACAGCATTCTAAGTATTTCTTTTGTTTCTTCTTTTGTGTAGCCTGTCTTATCTGATATGCCTTTTACGATTACACAATGAAAATATGCGTTCTGATTGTTACTTCTTTGTTTCTTATGCTTCTCTACTGTCAGGTCAATGTCACAGCCCTCAAGCGTGAATAGATGGTCTGTGAAATCAACACCCATTACAAGCTTGTTGTGGCTTATTGTGCCACGGAAGATAGGTTTCATTTTACCACCACAGTTAGTTCTCCTGCTTTCATGAAATAATAATTACCTATCCCGTGCTTAAAGTCAACCAACCATCTTAGCGCAGATTTTTTTGTTAAAAATCCTATCGCCCGTAGAGGGGTTGGCTCTCCTCTCTGCCAGTGGACTTCGTATATTACAAAATATTTTATTTTCGGTTTCACGTTACCTCCTTCCGGGGATGGGGCCGGGCAACCTTCGGAGTAAACCCGGCCTTATGGGGCATCCCTTAAAATGGTATGGTTTGATCCACGCCTGCCTCTGCCTACTTTAGTGCTTGTTCTTTAGGCTTACCTATGAACTCTACCCTGTGCGCGTTTATTTTAACTCTGTAATGCTTCTGTCCATCTTTTTCCCAAGACTCCTGTTTAAGCGAACCCTCTATGAGAACCTTTGAGCCTTTACCAATATATTCAGTGCAGTTCTCAGCCGTCTTGCCCCAAACAGTAACCTCAAAGAAATGCACTATATCCTTATCATTATACTTCTCATTGACCGCTATGCTGAATGAAGCAACTGCTGTCCCATTTGGGATATATCTTAATTCTACATCTTTTGTTAAGTTGCCACTAATGCCTATATGGTTCATATCGTAATCCTTTCTATGCTCTTGTACTTACGGTTCTGGTTTTGTTTATTTTAACCCCTGGTATGGGAAGTGTACCCTTAGTTGCGGATATGACTTTATTAATTTTGCTCTGGTCAGGTATCATATACTCACGCGGCAGGATTGATTTATCTATTACTTCTCCATTCCAACGTTCTATATAGCTGACACCTTCTGCTTTCTCTACTCTGGGTGCTGCGATAGGAGCCATCACCTCTGCTGCCTTTTCCTCGTATCTCTCGGCTTTGTCCTCTTTGCCTTCTTCCCGGGCTTTCTCAGCCTTAGCCTCTGCCTCTAAGCGTTTTTTTTCTGCTAAACGATCGAGTTTGTCCTGTTCCTCTTTGCGCTTTTTTTCTTGGATTTCGGTGTAGGTTATCATTTTCTTATCGCAAATACTTAATATATTCCGATAGATGCCAACAGGCTTTTTGAACAGGGTCATAATCCTCTTCTTTGCTTCATCTAAAGGCACCGTTATTTCCTTTCGCTGCGCGTCTAGTTCCTTTGCCTTATTGTTAGATACCTTACGGATATTGGCTATTCTCTCATACGATAGTTGATCCTTCACCACAATAGTCTCTATCTCGCGAGAGACGTTATCTGACTCTTGTACCGCTATGTCTACCACATCTGTGTTTATCGCCTTCAACTGTATTTCGCTCATTTTATTATCTCCTTTTTTCGACCATCAAATACAATTTCTATTGGTTTGACGGAATTGGGTAGTTTGTGAAATTTTACGTGAATAGATTGACTAATAAACACCATTAAGTTTTCTAATCTATTATCAGATTTGTTATTATTGATATGGTGTATTGTTTCTTTTGGTTTCATATATCTACCAAGGCATTCTTCTATTATAAGTATATGCTCATAAACATAACTTCCATTCATAGCTCGTGGATGTTTAGGACGATAGACTTTAACATATCCAAAAACTATTCTGCCTCCTTTCCAATTAGGATTATTTTTCCCAGAATATTCAGGAAACTTCTTTCCCTTGTTCCAGGATTCTTGCAATCCTTTTTCCCCTTTATTCCAAGGAGTGTGACCCTCTTTAAAGCAACTCTGCAAGCTAAAGGGCTTATGTCCTTTCTGGAAACCAAAAGGTTTTCCTTCTTTACTTATCCTCATAGAGCCTCCCATAAAAAATGACAGCTTTCGGGCAGATTGAGGATAAGCGGTTAGCTTTTCCAACCCTACAGCTGTCATTGTTATAGTCATAAAAATACCGCCTTCCTCAATCTGTCTAGAGTATACCATTATGTCACTCTCTTGTCAAGCATATTGTGCCTTTTCTTGAAATTATATATGTTCAAACAACTTAGGAACACACTCTTATCCGAAGTTTCTGTAAGCGGATAGATTTTGTAGCGATTTTCCATCAACTGGACACACATACGTTTTTTTATTTTTATTCCATTTTCTTCTGCTAGTATCTGGTACGCTGCCGTTTGGATATCAACAGAATGATAGACGCCAGAACCTGTTTTGATGTCTAAGAGCAATCCTTTTGCTTTTGATATTCTATCTGGCATACCAGTGAATCCTCGTTTAGATGTGTAGCGATGCTCTATCTCATCTTTAGTAAAACTTAGGTCATAGTCTTTACAGAATTTACGCCAAGATTCTAAGTAACCCATTATAGAGCTATCTACTGAATTTATATCCAGCGTGCCCAAATCATCTAATTGAGTAGCAAGGTGTACAGCAGAACCGAAGGCGCAGGCCCTTTCGAGTATGTCCTTTGGTACCATATCGAAATTGATTAACCCCGCCGTTTTTAATATATTCGTGACTCTAGGCTTGTTCATTGAGCTTATCCATTGTTTCCTTCTCTATTCTGGTCTGTGCTACTACACAACGATCCCTTAGCCATTGCTTACAGCTCTCAGGAAGCGCGGATATTTTAATCCGATATTCCTTGGCTATGAAATCTATCCCTATCTGGGTTGTTGATGCCTTAAACTGCTCTGAGATTGTAACCATCATATCAGTCTGTTCTTGCGTAGGTGCAGTAGGCATTGGTTTTTCACCTTGCGTGCCACCTTGCCCTGTTTCTGGCTTATTCTGGGGTATTGTAGCACTCTTTGCCTGCGGTTGACTCACTGCTGGCTTTCCTGCAGCATTACCGTCATCGTCATCACCTGTTGGTATGTTCCAAATCATACACATTAAGTATCTACGCCCATAAGAGGTAGATGAGGCCTTACCGTGTATTTTGGTCATATTAGCATTACCTTTGATGCCTACCCCATCTAAAGGAACATCATAATAGTATGTTTCTTTATGGCCTGCGGTATGCAACACATCAGAACAAATCCTGATACAACCCTCCGCAGTAGATTGCCCTTCATAGAATATTATAGAAAACCCCTCTTTAGTGTAGATAGGTTTTGCGCTTTCTATGATACCATCTAATCCTGCATATTTGCTGTGAGTCTGTGGATTGCTTTTTGTCTTAGCGACAGATGCTATATTAGCCTGTACGATAGCAAAAGAGGAAGCAAACACCTTCTTTGCTTCGTTAGCCTCAAATCTCTCTTTTAATGCAAGCAGTTTCTCAAGTTGCGCGAGGTCTGCCTTTCCTGCGATCGCCTTGCTTATTAAGTCATCTACGCTACCATTCGGAATTGGTACTATCTCTGGTTTTTCTACTTTTATTATCTCTTGTTTCTTCATCACATCTCCTTTACAGGTTGCATTGAGCATCTTCTGGCTCAATAATTTTGTCATAGTCCAATATCTTTTCTGCCTTTATGCTACCGATCTTGCCCAAGATTTCGTTTGCCTTTGCTATGGCTAAAGCTATTGCTTTATAATTAACTGTTTCTACTCCATATCTTGTTTCTGTATCTACTTCTTCAATTAATTCCTCTAACTCTTTAATGCTTAGTTTCATAATCCAACATCTCCTCTTATATCGCTTTCGTTAAAATCATCTAACGCTGCTTGGTCAGCCTCTGAGATTTGCAATTCATCTGCCTTTGCTATAGCATCTTCACAATATTGTAATGTTAATATACCATCTGCACGAAGTTCACCCATTTTCTTATACTTCTTTAAATAGGTTCTTGACCACTTACAAGCCTCAACCAACCCATCAATCTTTCTTCTCGCTTTTACTACATCTTTCTTTGCTTGATGTCCTTCATCTATTTGCCCTTTTGCATATTCAAAGCACCGCTCTGGCTCATTAGCAAATTCAGAACCTTGAGGAGTAAGTTGCTGTAATAACAAATCTATCTTGTCATAATTATTCCAACACTTTACTATTCTTTTAATATTATCATCAGCTTCTTTTTGTCTTATATGATTACCTGATGTTAACGATACCCCAGTTAAGAGCAACTTTCCTTTGGGCGTTGTAACATTTCCCCACTTATCTACTTTTAACTTCCCTTTTGTATAACTCATAACTCCCTCCTTGTAAAAATACTTTTAATCACTACTGCGATAAATACCATTACCATCTTGATGTTCATTTCTTCCTGCTTTCTTTTTGCATCTGCGCTTCTAACAGTTTATTGATCTGCCAGTTAATGGAAGATCCGTTATCATACTTTTTTTTGTTAAGCCACTGCTTAATTCTTTCGGGCATTCTTACTAAATACGATGTTAGCATTTTTTCTCCTTTCTGTTTGTTATCGTTTTATATCTCTTACGCCTAAAGTATATCATATTTTCAGAGCTTGTCAACAACTATTTTGCTATTTTAAATAAAAAAATAACCAGCTTGCTTTTTACGCAAACTGGCTGTTTTCTCGTCGAGGTTCTATTTTTGGAGTAGTTCTCTAAACATTGACATCATATACGGTGTAACTTTATTATCTTTGTAGGCTCTCCGAAACTTGCTTATTAAGATATTTTTTGTTTCTTGTTTTTCTTTACGGGTTGCGATTGCAAAAACATTAAGAGCTTCTTTTAAAGAGAGCCTTTTGTACGATTCAGCAAACGGTGGTAACTGGGCTTCTTTTATAGTACGCTTAAATGATTTAACTCCTAAATATTGTGCAGCTTCTTTGTAATCTACAGGTTCACCTTTTCGGATTCTACTTTTAAATTGTTTTCTATATGCTGACTTTTCAAAATCTTCTTTGGTTTTTGATACATTAGGAATGCGGTCTATCATATATCTATACATTAACTTTTGTGCTGCACTTCGTGTAACATACGATGGCGCTGACGTAATACCTGTGATAGACACAAAAGCAGTTACCTTTTTGCCTTCACCCGTTTTTTCCATTTTCTCATAGTTCTTAAACGAGAACGGCTTAGAGTAGTTTACTATATGTTTTGCTCTATCGTATATCTGGTCTACTAAGGGGTCTTTAAAATCTGATACCTCAACATTAAAGAAGTCTTTATTTTGCAACTGCTCATTTAAAAGCCCTATTAAGGGGTGAGCCTTGTTCCGTACTGTCTGTAATGGTCTTTGCGAATAAGCGTACACATCTTTAGCATAGGTAGGCAAAGATAACCTCTCAGGCGAGCCATCAGACTTAATTCTGCCTGTTTTAGGAAAGAAATAGTCTTTAGGCTCTTCGGGGGGCTTGCCTGTCAACACATACTGAATTACAGCACCTAATATAGAATATATTATACTTGCACCTAATACATAACTCATTTTATGGCTTAGTAATTTATCGCCGCTTCTTAGTCTTTCTGCAGTATTTACAACATCAACAGCCCCACCGCCATATTCGCGCCAGGAACCTAAGTTCCACCCTACCGAACGAATAGCAAGCATAAGAGTATCTTTTAGAGTTTTATTCCAAAATAGATTATCGTATATCAACTGACCCATTCTATTATCTACGCTATCCCACACAGACGCTAACTGGCCTTTTAATTGTTCATCAGTTATCTCTCCTGACTCCGCGCGCTCCATTTCATATTGAGCAAGTTTAGAAAATAACCCTAATTTACCAGTAGGGACATACCATTGCATTAAGGGTTTAGCAAGTGTTTCAAGTGTAGCTCCGAACACATTAAAAGGAATCTTCGCCACACCTTTCATTTTTTCAACACCAGATCCTTTTAAAACATCTCTAAATGTCTGCTCAAGTGCCTTAATCTGAGCGTTGTAGTAGTAAACGTCCATTCTATCTCTACCGCCTGCTTCTACTACTGTCCTTACCATCTCTTTTACTTTAGGGGATTTGATAGAGTCCATTTGCTGTCTGTATGCTTTTTTGATCCTTGTGCCTTCCCATACACTTAAAATAGGCGCAATAGGCACTTTTAAAACATCTATCATTCCTTGCACTCTTTGGCCTCTTGTGAAAAACTTCTTAATCGCTAACCCGGTTGTAGAAGCCCATATATCGGTTGTAACATTTAACGCGTGGAAAGCACTCAGGGAAAGATTAACCTGATTCAAGATATTTCCCATTCCTCGTAATACATTGTAAGAACCTGATACGAGCTTATTGTCAGCGTTTCGCAACCCTGGAGATAGGTGATTATTTATCAACCTTGCCAGATCCTCTGGCATATAATAATGACCTAACGTAGTAAACCCAGGTATCTTTATCTTTGCATCTGCCTCGCCTAAAACTAATGACGGTTCTATGTCAAGTAACGGCCTTAACTCTGCGTGGCTGTTGATAAATTTCACGAAATATTTATACAAATCAGGGGCTACGCTCTGGAACTCTTTAGGTGCGTGGATTAAGGCCTCTACCAGTACAGCCTCTTTTTCTTTTGAGTTGCGGACATAATTTTTATATGAGTTAGAAGTCTTTGAACCTTTGAACCTTGCGTCTGCTAAATCTCTCCATTGTTTATCTATGTCTCTACGATATTCAATAGCTTCTTTTGCGGGCTTGAAATACTGCTCGCCTGCTTTCTTGCCTTTTAGGTGAACCTTAGTTTCGCCCTCTTTGCGTCTGCCGATAGTATTATATACATCATACTGATACCCCAATACATGACCTATCTCGTGGGCTAATACACTCTCTGGGCCTGCCCATCTTGTTCTGACTTTACCTTTGCCTATATCTTGAGCATACCCCCAACGCTTACCACCTATGCTTACGAACCTTTTTGTATCTATTCCGAGAGTCTTTGCTATATCTGTCAACTGTTCTACCAATATACTGTCAAACGCCTCTTTTTTAGTCATCTCTGGAGGCATAAACACAGTAAAGGCGTTGTCATTGACTCTTGCATATCCTTCAGGGCTTTTACCTCTTGAATATACAAACTTTGCTAAGCCTTGTTCTTTGGAGTCACGGATAATGTTCTGCGCCATTATATATCTATCCATTTCGTGTATCTTTAATAGCACAAGGTCAACAGGATTATCGCTTACTAACTCTAAGCCTCTTTCTAATCCGTCTTTGACAGATACAATAATACGCTTTTTAAGAAACGACTTAGTTCCTTCCAATCGTTTCCTTCCCATAATTTGAGAGATTATATTTTTAGCTTTTTTTGGGTCTTTCCATATATGTGGAAAGTAGTTTTCATAATACCCCTCTAATTGCCCCTTGCCTAAGTCTTGTATGTTTTTTCGCCTGCCATCTAACAGCCCTCGTAGCATATCCGCAAAAGGCTGTAATGCCGACTTTGTAGAACGACCACTTTCCACATCATCTATAAACTTATGGCTATCTTCTTTGTTCATCCACTGGAAAGCCCTATGCGCTTTTTGTGTTGCCTCTTGCGCCATTGCGTCATTATGTGCTAATGTGGCTATGTTTTTACGGAGTATCAAAGCACCTTTTTTAGTAATAGGTGATACTCTCGCAGGCGCTACTATTTTAAGAGCTTCCTTTATGATATTAGTTTCTTCCCTTGAGGGGATTTCTTCGTTTACTTTAGCGTAATCCGTTTTAGCTACTTTTTCTTTTGTGGATTTTTCAGAGGATTCTATAATGCCACCATATCCTGTGACTTTCGCTGCTGCAGAACTACCTGCTGTGCCGCCTGGCCCAAAGCCTTTGGGTGTTACATCTTCTATGCCTTTTTCTTTATCTGCTATCTTTTGTAGATGTTCTGGGAGTTTCTTATCAGATATCCCTAATTTCCTTTTCATAGTTTCTGCTTCAGCAGTACCCGGAGATACTAACTTATCAGGCTTAGATAATCCTTCTATAAGTTTTCTTTGTCTATCGGTAATATCCTTACCGTCTTTAAAGTCTTGAACTGCCTGTCTTGCTTCAGCTACAAGTTCTAATTGCATTTTTCTTTTATCTTGAGTTGGCTCAGTTTTTTTCTCCTGTGCCTTATTCCAGATGTCGGTGAGTTGGGATTTGGTTAAATCGCTTCTATCCATTGATTCTATGAACTGTTCCACTTTAGGGTATAATTCAGCATCTTGTTTGAGAAGATAAAGTCTTTCACTATCTATTTTACCTTCCTGTATTGAGGTGTCTGGTTTTTTCTTCTTTGCTATTACATCGTCTATCTTTTTCTCAATGTTTTCATCTCTGCCTGACTTAGCTACAACACCTCTTACCGTTTCTTCGTTTACTTCTTTTTTAAATCTTTGGTATTCCTCAATTATATCTCTTTTAATATCTTCTACTGTGGGTTTCTCGTCATAATTAAATGTAGTTGCGTTACCCATTTCACCTAAAGAATGAGGATAAGATACTGTTACTTCGTATTTACTACCGTGCTTAATCCATACTTGGTCATCTTCTTTTTTAGGGTTAAGCTCTCGGATTTCATCTACAAATGCGTCTGCTTCTACAATAGATTTATTGGTGTTATATTCAGGTAAGGTAGTTTTGCGTAACTCTGCTAATAGGGGGTGTTCTGGTTTCTCTTGTTTCTTTAAAGTGTCTAAATATTTCTTATTCTTTTCTTTACCTTCTTTTGTCTGCTCGAAAGGTTTAGGTTCATATAAATCAGGATAGTTTGTTTCTGCCCATTGCTGAAACCCTTCTTCTGTAGGATTTGCGTGGGTTTTATTATACTCTTTTTTTATCTCTAGTTCTTTTCTGTATGCTACATCTCGTCTTGCCTCATAGTCTTTTTCTTCTTGGCTTCCAGGTTCAACACCAAAGTCTTCCGTTACCCAGTCAGGTATTTCTTCCGTATCAACTTCGCCTTTAACTTCTTCTTCAAGATCGGCCTCAAGCTCTCTTTCAGCTTGCTTAATCTCATCTTGTCCATATCCTGCCTCCTCTTGCTCTTTTAGGTATTGTTCGTATTCTGTGTCATATTGGCTCTCTAAATCTTGTGCAAACAAATCAGCATTTCTTAATTGCTCATCTTTAAGTTGTTGCATCAAATAATCGCCAGGGTTCATATCTTCTGGGACTTTCAGTAATCCTTGATTTTGAAGCTGGTCTGCCATATCGTCTAATTCAGAAGCACCTTTTTTAAATACACCTATTGGAATCTTACTTTGCTTAATATCTTCATTCCACTTGTAATCTTTTTTAATCTGTTCTGTGCCTAATCCGCCACGTTCCTTTATTGCTGATATAAGTGTTTGTTTCTTTTTAGGCACCGTAGGCTTTGCTACAGGTTTCTCTACAGGTGTATCAAATAATCTCTGCTCTACTCCTTTATCTACCGATGTCTTAGGAGCCGGGTGTAAAGGAACATCCAGTTCAGGCCGATGAGCAACTTGAGACTTGAGCCATTCTTCATACTTTCCTGACTCATCTATAGCGGATTTTTCCAGTTTGCTCTCTATCTCGTCAGCATTATTTACTATCTGATTTTTTACAGCTTCCTGCATAGCATTTATATCTTGTGGAGAAACACCTTTATCGAGAGCATCTCTTATTAATCCATCTGTCTTTATACCTCTACCTGAAGTGAGTCCACCTAAAACACCACCAGAACCTGCCCCACCGATAAAGCCTTCTATCATACCTTCCGTTAAATTTCTTGTTTTATCATATCCTATTCTTGCTATAAGGTTCTGCCATAATGCCTGTAAAACTTCTTCTCCGCCCTCCTGGATAGCCCCTAAGAACATATCTTTGCCTAATTTACCACCGCCACCTTTAACGAAACGAGTTAAAGGCAGAACCTCTAATATGGTTGTTCCTACAACAGATAAACCACCCATTACATTAGCAGGAACAACGTCTTTACCTGCTTGTCTTGCTTCCACATACTGCCCAGAACCTTCTATCAAGCCTAATGTGGCTGCACCAGCTAAAGGATTTCCAGTAGCAATACCTATTACTGTAGCACCTGCAAGTGATGGAATTGCCTCTGCAACAACAGCAACCGCCCTTGTCCATGAAGGATTTTGTATAAAACTACCTTTAAATGTTTCTATATCTGGAGCCTCAATGCCTCTTTGAGATTCTTCGCGCCAAAATGAATAAGCATTTTTCCCCCATTTGGCTATCTTATTACCTACTTTTTCTTGGATATTTTTCTGCCATTCAGGACTACCTTTAGGAAGCAACTGCACCCCCGGAGTAAGGGCTTTTGCCACGTCTGATGGTATGCCTTCTGCTATATTCTCACCCATCCAGTATGTAGCGGCCCCCAAACCTGCAAACAACCCCTCAAAGCCTCTAAGAGAAGCCTTACCTGCTTCGGTGGCCATTTCTCTGCCCTCTTGTGCAACAGATTTTCCAGGCTCATCTAATACTAATCTTGGGCCAGTAGGTTCATCTAAAACCAATCTTGGGCCTTGTCCTGCGTATGCTTCACTTACTTTAAATGGATTAAGAGAACTTATATCAAAACTTTCTCTTAAATCATCAATCCTGTTCTGCCACCCTCGCTCAAATTCTTTATACTTATCAGGATTATCTTTAATCAACTTTGCGTGATGTGCTTCACGATTTTTTAAAATATTATCTAATAACTTATTTTCTCCATGCTGGTTAATATATTCACCTGTTTTTCTACGCGTTTTGTTTCCTATCATGCCATCTGACTTTGTTCCAACTACTTCTTGAAGCGTTTTAATGGCTCTCTTCGGATTTGACATTACACCGTAATCAAATAAAAGTTCTCCTGTTTTCTTAGGCAAAGTATGTATTTTAGGAATTTGAAAAAATTCGTTTTTATATATATCTTTTGCTTCATCAACAGTTATTTGTTCTACGCTTTGGTTAGGAAGATTTTTTCTTCTAAGATAGGAGTCATAAATATCTTTAGTAATACCTTTATTGGAAATACCACCACCGCCTACTTCTCTTCTATTTATACCACCTTCATACCTTAAAACACGGTCATAAGGAGGATCTTCTTGATAGAACTCCTCTTCTATCAGGTTTAGTTTCCTGGGAGCTATTGGCTGGTTATCCAGAACTAATCTTGTCATTCTTCAATCCGATACTTTTTACCGTTTTGCATAACCTTCCATACACCATCCTCTAAAAACGCGTTGGGGTATTCTTCATAAGGAGATGGCTCTGATGATATTTCTTCCGAATCCCCATCAGATAAACTTGCTAAAAATTCTTCATCAGATAATTTTGTAGTCGAAGTTTTTTCCTTATAATGCAGTTTTTTTGCCTCTGTTGCTGTTTTTCCTGTTTTATCTTGAGCTTGCCTACTCAACTGTGCAAGGAATGGGTCTCTTGCATCACCTCTATCATATTCAGAATATTGCTCTACAAATTCAGGAGAAGCTACTCCTACTCTTTGGCCACCTACACTGGCTGTAGTGCCTGCTCCTGCCATTATGTTTCTTGCCTCTGGTTCTGTGTACCCTTCGCTTTGCAGTGTATTAAGTTCGCCTGCTCGATAGATGTCTATGCTTTTCTCTAACTCCATTTTCTTTTTCTGCTCGTTTAATTCCGCATTACCTACCTGGCTTTTTTTGACTTTCATATTCATATCGTGTAACTGTGTGGCTTGTTTAAATTCTTCCCTTTCGCGTTGCATCGCCTCCGGGCTTGTTTCAAACTCTAACTTCTTGAGCTGTGCGTCCTTGACCTTTTTGTTGAGCTGAAACTCCTCATCTTCTCTACGGAGTTTTTCTTTAGCCTGAGAGATATTCACGAGGTTTGTTACTGCCTTGTCAATTCCTCCTGCGATACCTGCCAGTATACTGAGTGTTCTTTCGCTCATAGTTTTCTCCTTTAGCGAGGAAATCCTCCACCCCACGCATATTGTTTAGGCGTTGACCTGGTTGTTGCGCCACTCGCTGCTTTACCTGCGGCAGAACCTAATGTTCCACCTACCATAGCGCCTGCAGGCCCACCTATCATAGCTCCACCGATCGTGCCAAGAGCCCCGATTCCAGACTCTAATATTTTTCCCCACATAGCATTCTTACTGGCTTTCTTAGCATCTTCTCTTTCCTGTTCTTTTAATCTTAAATTCTCATTAAATTGGTCAGCTTGTAATTGAAGTCCTGCACCCTGCATACCATACTGATTCTCTTGTCCTGCATATTGTAACCCTGCGCCTCTAACACCAGAGATAGTGTCTAACCCTGTGCCGAGTAAGGACTGTTTTTCTCCTGCGGCTTTTTGGTAGTCTGTCCAGGATAGATTGGTAGTAGCGTCTGCGGTTGCTTTAGCGATAGCCGATAGACCTACTCCACCCTTGATATTCCTACGGACTAAGTTCTCGTTTACCGCAGTGGCAGTATCTCTGTTTACTAAGGCAAGCATATCCTGGAATTGTTTAGAATTTGTCTGCCCCATGCCTTGATAAAACTCAGGCAATTCACCTCCCAATATTCCCTTGCCTGTAGTATATGACAGGTCTTGCGATTTCTTAAAATAAGGGTCTGTTTTAAAATCTGGTAAATTTACACTTATAGCCATATTATTCTCCTTTTTTTATAGCTTTTGTATATACGCTAATGCATAGTAAGGGTTAATTACATTGCTTACTGTAAATATTGGATGATAGCCTGGATCGCCCCTAAGTTCTGCTCCTGTAGCAGCAGTAGCAGTACAGGTTAAAGAACTCTCCGTTCCTCCGATAGTACCACCGCCTGACGCCCCTGGAGTAGCTAAGTTACCCGCGCCGATGACAAATCTATCGGTTAAATCAGGCGTTCCGTTATCTCCATCACACAGCACCCACCCTGTAGGAATATCGCTAGTCGTGCCTGACCACATTACTATTACACCTGAAGGTATAACGGAATCCCTATCATCTACTATGCTTGTTATATTGCTATCTGAATCATTAGTAAAATACCCTAATCTTAAATAATAAGTAACTCCCGACGGAAGTGACGAGCTTTCTGATACCTTAATAGTAAAGGTAGTATCTGATACCGCACTCATAACTGCGTACACATAATATGTAGTGCTTGCCGCCTCAGAACCTGTATCAATATCATCCCAATCTACCGTAGTGGCGGATGAGTTTCTTGCCATTAACCTTATCGAGCCAGAGGTATTAGAGCATACTACTGAGCCTATACCTACGGTTAATTCAGAGGCTGAACTGTAAGCAAGTTTACATCCAAACCTGCCATCTGCTAAAAAGTTATCTAATGGGGCTACGATATTATCGTATATAGCACTATCTATTGTACCCGGATTTATTGAGCCTAAAACAGTTTCAGCACCGTCACCATTTCGCCAGTTTTCGACACAGTATCCATTATTTACTTGACACAACGATATAGATAATGCTATAATTATAGTAGCTAAAGAAATTACGGATTTTTTATGTTTAAAATGGGCGATGAGTAGGTCTTGAAAAAACAACCGTTTTTTCTTTAGCTGACTGAAAGTCGCCTTTTTAATTTGGAGGATGTTATGCCTTTTAAAAAAGGACAAATTGCTTGGAACAAAGGTAAAAAATGGTCTAAAAAAATACGCACAAAATTTGGTATTGCTCATATTGGCAAAAAACATTCTCAAGCAACTAAATTGAAAATGAGTCTTTCTCGTAAAGGCAAGAAAATTCGGAGTCGGAAAGGTGGACACATTATCCAAAATGGATATGTATTTATTAAAATGTCTGAGCATCCTTTCTGTAATGGAAGCGGTTATGTTGCTGAACATCGTCTTGTAATGGAGAAACATCTTGATAGATACCTTACAAAAAAAGAGAGAGTTCACCATAAAGGTATTAAATATCCTATTGGCTCTATTAAGAATAAGCAGGACAACAGAATTGAAAATCTTCAGTTGTTTGATAGCTGTGGTTATCATCTTAGTTTTCACCTTACTCTTAATCGCCTTAAAACAAAACTTTAAAATCATTAACACTATCCATAATCTTTTCATTATAGCTCCTTTTTTTTGTTTAATTATATTACTATCAAGAATAAGTTACAACTACGCCCGCTTGCTTTTGTGTTGTGGTTGTATTCTGACCAGCAGATGGTGTATTCCAACCATAATAATACCAAGTATCTACCGCCAATCCAGAAATATCTACCGATTTTGAAAAAGTAGCATATGTTTGATTTAATGTTTGGCTACTTGAATTTGCACTACCACAATACCACCTCATACTGATACCACCAGGGGCACTATTTTTAGCCTGACAGTCTACTTTCATATAATTTTGATAAGCATTTGACTTATAAAAACGATTAAAAGAAATATCGCTATCAGCAGTATTCCCAGTATCAAATGCAACTTCTGCATCGTCTGAAAATACTATTTGGTCAAGTGTACCTGCTGCCATTTTAACAGCAGTAATACTTGCGTCGGTAAATCTAGATACTGATATAGTACCGGCTGTCAAATCATCTGCATTTAATGTTCCTCTAACTGTAAGTGCTGTGCCATTCCAAGTAAGTGAATTTGTACTACCATTGCCAATAGAAAATCTAGGTGTTCCAGAGTTATATTCCAACCAATAACCACTACCCGTATTATAGGCAGTCTGACCACTTTTTATATATTCATCAACATTAAGTGAACCCGTATTAACTGTAAGAGCATCTAGTTGAGACACATTTATTTGAGTAGCCGTGACTGTATTGGTATAGATATCTCCACCGTCTATAAGAGTAACGTCAGAAGCATGAGCCCAAGCTTGTATATTATTTGAATATGCGCTCGTATCAAACATTCTATCTGTTACAGCAGAGGCCAACCCCGCCACCACAACTGAATTAGTGTATATATCTCCACCGTCTATTTTAGTCGAATCAGAGCTAGAAGACCAACCTGTTGCTTGTGCAGCGTCATAGAGTTCCCATTCACCTGCGGTAATTGCGTCGTCACCTATATTGGTTGCCCTATATAATTTATAGTCATCTGTGTCTATAAACAAATCACCTACTGAAACAGCCGTAGGCACAGCACTCTGCCTGAATACTTTTGATTTAACATCTGCTGTGGTTTGCGCCGTTGCTATCGCATCGTCCTGAACCTCTATCCATTCACCACCGCCTATTTGGTCATCACCTGCGGATGTAGCTCTATAAAGTTTGTTCCCATCATTTGTGTCTATCCACATATCGCCTATATGCAATGATGTAGGAACTGCATCTTGTGCGAATGTTGTTACCATACCTGTTGAGCCACTCTCTACTATTATAGTACCTTTAATCCGTAATCCATTTGTGGGGTCATATTTTAAGTATGCGTCAGATTCGCCTATCGCTATCCCGTATAAATCTGTTGAATACCCTAAGAAACCATTAAGATTACCCATCCTCATACGAGTTGTTATTCCACTATCCCAAGGGGTAGCATCTATTGTATATACATCTATAAACGGAGAGTTAGTTTCAGAGGCCGTCATTAAAATACCACCGTCTAGGTTCTGTCCAAAGTTTACTATAGCTGCTCCTGTAGTCCATTCTGGATTTGAGCCATCTGCATAACTTCCTGCCTTATCTCTTATAACAACATAATTCTCTGCATCAGTGGCAGTTGCAACCTCCATCCATTCGTCGTCCACTCCAGTGGATGTGAGAGCTTTCATTCTTAAAAAATCCCCTACTGCGAATGTAACATTTCCCTCTGTTACCATTGCCGTATCTGTATCATTAGCGCCCATGTCTGCATTGAGCTTATCTGCATCATGCGATACCAGTACGGTACCACCAACTGCTGATATAGTTTCATATTCAAACACGGTAGATCTCAATATTCCTCTAGCATATACATTCTGGAATTCAGCCCAATTGTTATCTATCTGCCAACCTTTTCCTAATGCTCCTGTCACAAAATTATTACTCTTGATCAACTCATTACCACTATCTATAGTAAGGTTTGTAGACGATAATGTTGATGATCCTAAAGTCCATCCGCCTATTGTTCCTGATACTGCTTTAAGAACCCCGGCATTAGTCACGCTAAATTCTGCATCAGCAAAGGTAGAATCACCCATTTGTATGCCTACACCAGGAATCAATCCTATATAGTCGTCGTCTGTGCCTGCGCTTAGACTCGTATCGGAAAAAGTCCATCCGCCTATTACTTGTTGCGTGTCTGACACCTCATAAACAACATTGCTTCCACCTGTATCGTATATTCTTAGACCATACACCCCGGCAGAGAGGTAGCCTAACTCTAACCTTTTAGCAGAGTCCTCATAGCAAGTAACGGACGCATCACCTGAAGTTAGTACCAGTCCATCATTAGGTACAGAAGTAGGCGTTCCGCTTTGAAGGCTGTATAGATATCCTGACACCATATTCCAACCACCCAAATCGCCCGTAATGCCTGTTACAGAACCTGCAGTTATAATTCCTAGATCAGCATATATAGCGGACAATGTAGTACCTGTGATTTCCGTACCAGTAATAGTTCCGGCAGATATATCGCCCGCTACTATTGTATTAGCTGCGATCAAGTCAGTCGTAATCGTACTGGCTGCTATTTCAGCAGCGGTTATAGTATTTGCTGCAATTTCGTTAGCCGTGAGCGTATTAGTTGCTATGTTATCAGCCCCTATAAGCGTTCCACCTACTCCACCCGCTCCACCAAAAACTTGATATGTAGCGTACTTCGTGACATCTGATACATCTTCTGCTACTCCTATTAGAATCTTATCACCGCCTACGCTTGTTGACGCAGTTGTAGTCGTTTGCAATATGGTTGAAGAAGTGCCCGTGTCTAAATAAATATATGTTAGTGCCGTCATATCCCCGGTGTTACCTGCGCTGATGCTGTAAGTATTTGTACCGTCGGACATAGTAATCGTCCCAGACGTCCAAGCTGCCGTGTCATTATCAGTAGCACTAAACGTCATATCTTGCCCCCACCCTCGAATGGAAGTCAGTGCTAAATCTTCTAGGGTTTCGTCCAAATACCCTAAAGTATCATCAGTGGATGATGATCTACCTCTACCATATAATAGGGCCTGGTCTATCTTCCTAAGATGTTCGTTAAGAATGGGCAGGTCTTTATCGGTGTCAAAGCCGGTAAGGTAGTCCCCTGCATAGGCTGATGTGCATAAAATAATAGATAATAATATTGCTATTGATTTCATCATCTTAATATAACTCCTGTACTTCGTATAGTATTTCTATTTTCTGAATTTCCCATCCAACAATCCCAGTTTCAGTAAGTTCAAAACGGAATAGTTGGCTTACCAAGGATGGGGCCTCCTCCTCGTTTATCGGGGGCAGGTATGTATATATCTTTAGATTCTCGTCGCCTGTATAGTCGTCCTCGGTGTCAGAATCAGCATCAACAGATAAATCTATTTCTATATCTCTATCTATGTCTCCGTCGTCTGCTTTTATATTGAATGTTAAGGTTCCGGATGTGCCGGTATAGAATACCTTGATTCTCTTAATTAATTTCTTGTATCCTTCCACATCAAAATCTACCCATCCGGTTTTCCATTTGCTTACTACGGATGTCTCTTTGGTGGAACCTACTTTATCGTATATCATCCTAAAAACATATCCGTCTGCTGAGTATAGTGTAGGCGAATATTCCTCGTCGGTAGTAGTGAAATTTGCCCTAAATTGGATATAGTCATTTGCTGTGATACTAGATAAATCTGCGCCGTTCTGGTTTGTAACCGCTGTGTTCCATGTTATGCCTGTCATATCAGAGTCGGAATCTAATCTTACCTGGAAGGTTATGTCGCCGTACGCTCCAAGAGATTCATTCCAGTATAATTTGTCTAGTGCTGCTGCATCAATATTATAAACTTCGCTTGTCCACGTTCCATCCTTGTCCGGCCTGTCTATTTTTGCATCAGGCAGATAAGTCAATATCTCGTCTAGCGTGTCTATATTGGCATCTTTAGTCTGTAATTCTGTCAGCCAGGTGTCTATCGTGCAATCCCACCCTATCTCTATTATAGGATAACTATCAGTTCCATATACCCTGGTGTCGTCATACGTTCCCGAATCAAACTCGCTTTCATACCGAATATTTAACAACGGTTCTAGGTATGATGCGCCCTGTACCAAACCGTTTGCGAGAGACGATCCTAAATATATAACTCCCGTGTCCGTGCTAGCGTTGAAAGCCGTCCAACAGTTTACGTTTATTGTGTCTAGCACATATGAATCTCTGATCAGGTTGTACAATAGCACTCTGTTGTTGTTGGTCACCCCTGACTCATAAGAATTATATGCTAGTCTATATTCGTTATTAAAATATATACCTGCGCATTTGGCTATATTTGTTTTGGATATGTCTCTTATCTCTGGGGTTACTGCGTCTGATATGAGCTTAGATCGTACCCCGTCAAAGGTATACAGGCCGTCTCTGGATAGATAAATTATCCCTATCGGTGATGTGTCTGCTGAATAAGGTGCCGGACAGCCTACAAACGAGAACGGATCACTTACATACCAGTCTGTCGTGAATGAACCGTCTGTGTAATATTTTTGGATGCTATTATTTTTTCCTATGGTAAGCGTCCCCATAAATGTCTCTAGGAATGTTATCTCATCTCCGTCATTCGGCCTTATTCTCTCAAACGAGTCAGGATCGAAATATTCCGGGTTACTGTCATCAGAAAAATAAAGCCTTGAGTTATATGTAGTATTCCCGCCAATCCATAGCCGATCCTTATTTATGTTACAATATTTACCTTTGGGCGGGGAGGCATTGAATTTAGCCGCAGTTGACCACGCTGTATTCCCTGCCAGAGTAGAATCTGATACTGTGTCGTTTAAAGTCGTTGTGGTGTTGTCTGCAAGCGTACTCGCAAGGTAATAGGTTGTATTAGACTTGCATGCGGCCTTAGATGCACTTCCTACGTTTCTGTATACATACCTTGCCGTAGTCCCTAAAGGGCCTATAGGGATGTCTGTGAGGCTTATATTGTATACCTCAGCACCCGTTAGGATAGGGTTACTGCGAGCGTTGGAATAGTACCCTACAGCGCTTACTAAATACATCATTTTATACTGATACCACTTTGCCGCGGTTAGGTCAGTGCCGGTGTTGAGTTCCGCGAAAGGCGCGCCTAAATCAGCACAAAGCTCTCCTACCGTTCTCGCGCCGTCTGTGTTGGCCGTGGTAACGGTTTCGCCATCATATTTTACAGGATTGTCAAATCCATTCATTCCTATAGCGTTGTCTTTAAAGGTAACAAATGTCCACCTCTTGCCATCTGTCAGGGCTGTATCTATGTTCGTTGTGCCGGTATCTGTGGAGTTTCCTATATCTAAGGTCGTACCGGTGGCTATGATCGTTTTAAAGGTGCCGTCGCTCTTGTAATAACGGTGTAGAGAGTTGTTTGTGGCTGAACCCGTGTCCCAGGCCGTAATCAGTGGTTCGCGCTTGCCTATGGCCCCATAACGCTTGTTTACGCGTACATTCTGGGCCTCTACTGCTTGGTTGTCAGGAGTGTTTAGCGGGCTTATATGACTATTCTGGCCTTTACTGAAGTCCTGTAAGACAAAGAACTTATCCTGTGCATAAACAGGCAATGCAACCGCCATCAATAATAGTCCTATAAATATACGCTTCCTCATATGCGAGGCCCCCTTAGACGCATCTCCGCTGAATTGGCTATATCTTTCCTGCGTTTTAACATATTCAGTTTCTCCTCACGCTCTAATTTATACTCCTGGTACAGTTTATCCGCATTAGCATCATTAGACAGCATAGGTAGTATTCTCCATCTGGCAAAGGCTATTATCGAATAATCAAATATCGACAAATGCGTCAGTTCAGTTTTACTTCCCGAAAAAGGATAGTCCGAGTCCTTTGACATCGAAACAGGAGCAGACCCGTAATAAAGCCACAAACCACTGGCAAGTGTCGTGTCTGGTGTAGGCGATAGGGTTACAATATCCGAGTCTATTGAATAGTAGAGCGGATCGCCAGAGCCTAAATCTCTCCAGTTAGGACGGTTTATATCAAACCATTTAAGAGTACGTGGATAGAGTTGTTTCCACTTTGAGCCATTATACCACCACAAACCCGGAGAATCGACTGCAACATAATCCCCTATAAAAGAAGATAAGCTGTATTCGTACTTATCAGCCGTTATCTTGAATTTCTTATTAGCCTTTAAACATACTGTATAAGCAGCTATATCCTTTACACCTTCATTGAGTATCAGGTTAAAAGATGCGTTTTTGACCACAGATACTTTTGCTCCTGGTATCAGAGCGCGACCCGTTTGTCGAAGTTGAGATAATGTCATGTCAAGATTCTCCTTAAAGGTTATTCTTTATATAGTTCAGCGCAAGATTGATTAATATATCAATTATGCTGTCTGGAATGTACTTGCCCCTTCTGATCGCCTCTGCTTTTATATCCACAAATGCTTGGCTACGCTTTTCCTCATTACTCAGGTCTGTTTTCTGGAGAGTGCCTACTACGTTAAGCACAAAGTCCTTAAACTCCGCTATCAAAATCTGTATCAGAATAGGCAATGCCGCATCTATGAAGCTCTTGAATATCCTCAGAAACTTATTCCATAATCTTTTAAACCAGTTCATATTATTTTCCTTTCTTTTTTTTACTTTTCTTAATATTGTCTGCTTCTATCCTCAATACAGCAGCGAACGCATCCGGGTTTTCTGCATATAAGCCTCGGATAAATTGCAGCAAAAGACTTACGATCGTACCCCTTTGTATCTTTTCGCTTGCTTTTTTGCCTAATTGCTTATCCATTAAGGCGTCTGCTTTCTTACCTTCTTCAAACATATTTACCTTGCTTGCAGCTATTCTTATTACAGTCGAAGCAATGTTACCCTTTAGCCACTGTTTCATCTCCATTATTAGCCTCCTTTTTTGGAGCCCGTCTAAAGAAATACTGGAACACAATCATATATATCGCTATCAATACATCAGGTAAGTTTAATATTTTACCCTTAGTTACGCTATATACGAAATAGAACAATAGCCCCAATGTCATTAGTATCAAAACAATATACTTAAATACAGAGTCAGCGTTTTTCATTCCTGCATCACTCCATTCCGAAAGGTTCTCCATCCACTACGCTTAAAGTCAGGGCAACCAACATCTTCGTCCCATTTCCAATTCTTATGTTTCTTTTTACATTCTCCCCAAAAATAACCCAACCCAAGAAACATTGATTTCGGAGGGTTTAAATGCTTACAATTTTTACAATAATTTTCCATATCACCACCTTATAGTCTTTTTAATCATTATCCGGCGGTCTTTCTTCTTGCCGTCCTTATCCTTACCATTCAGCAATTCAAACAATGATTTCAATAGATTTTTAGCTTTATCTGCCATTAGAATTTCTTTTCTATCATGAGCGACCAGTAGTGCTGATTGCTCTGGGCTTCTAATATCCCATTGGTGAATTTATACCCATAGGCCCACTCTGGGTCTTTACCGCTTTCTACGTCAAGATCGCCCCATCCCCATTTATTTATGAGTGTCCAGTCCTTCATAAACTCCCAGCCAAATTGAATATGTGTTCCTATCTCATCATCCCAATCTGCCTCGGCTGAATAGTTAGGCTTAAAATAGGGGTCTAAATAATCTATTCCAAATCCAGCGTGTACGGTTTCGGTGAAGTACCATTTAAGCGTTACGAAATAATCAAGCAGATTAAGCCTTCCCATTGACTTTCCCTGATAGGGGGTTTCTACCTGAGTATCGTGCGCGTTAGAAGATGTTGCGCCTACACCTAACTCTATACCGATTTTAGGTCTTAGATAGTTATCTTCTGGATTTGGCGAGAACGGAAGAAAAGGTATTTTAATTATTGGATTAAATTCATATCCCAACTCTACCCTGGGAGAACTATCAAGCCCTTCTACCAGATAGTCAGCATACCCTACCTTAGCGTTTATGCTGTCAGCATGCGCTATGCCTACAAAAGCTAAAATCAAAATACTACTTATTATTATTCTCATCATTTTTCCTCTTGGTTTTTTTGCTATCTTCTTGTGCTTTGCGGATAATGTTCTCTGCAAGGCTAATGTTCTGTTTAGCGTTCTCAAGATGTTCCATTGCGTGAGCAAGTGCCCTGTCAGAGTTTCTTCTGTATTTACGATTAGTCATTTTAATACCTTTAGTTTAAACTTGTTATAAAAATTGCATCTTTTGCATTTCTTATTTCTATTAGCACACATAGTTAAAACGCAATCTTCTGCTTTCATTTAGTTGCTATTATCCAAATTGCCCTGCTTATTATTGCAATCACCATCGCTGACCCAAGTCGCCATAGCCAAGTAATCTGTTTATTATGCCCCCTATGTTTCTCTGCGTGAGTTTGGCATTGTAGATTATCAAGTTTAATGAAGATAGCCTTAATGCTACCTTTTACTTCTTTCCATATTTCCTCTGAACGCTTGTCATGATTATCCCATCGTATTTTTGTTTCAGTTTCGATTACTGTCAATCTGTCTCTTTCTTCCTGTTCCATAATAACCTCTATATTCTTCCTATTATAAATACCGCCATCAACCCTGCCATTATTGTGAATAAAAAGTATGCTCTCACTCCAACTGCCCTACAAGTTTAATTATCTTCTTTAGCAGGTCATATATCTTCTGCTTGATTGCTCGGTTATGCATACTCTTTGTATTGGCA